GGGGGGGGGGTGCGGGGGGTGCGGCGCGGGCGTGGGCACGGTCAGGCAGCCTTTCCGGTAGCGGCGATGGGGCGGATGGCGCGCTCGCACTCCGGGCTGTCGTCGCAGTCGCGGCACGGGGCGGCCTTGCCGCGGGCGCAGAGGGTGCGGCTGACGATGCCGGAGAGGGTGCGCAGGGGCCAGAGGACGGGCCGCAGGAGGGTGTGGACGAGGCGCTCGATGGCGGCGTCGTGGAGCTGGCCGGGGTCGGCGTGGGCGAGGAGCGGCCGCGGGGTGTCGCGGTAGCCTTCGGCGCACCGGTCCGGCTGGGCGACTTGGCGCAGTTCGGGGGCGGGATTTT